TGGCTTCCTCGATCTCGACGTCGGCGGAACTTTTGTGCCGCATGCAGCGGGCATTGTTGTCGCCCAGGCCCTGGAACCGGTAGCCCCGGTAGCGAACATCATGATCATCAGCGCGAAGCTGATGTCAGGTAACGCGCTCACCGCGTAGGTCCCCTGTCCCAAGTAGCACCCAGGCCTCGCGCGTAGGCCTTAACCCCAAAGTGATAACATCGCGCCCCTAAGAGACGCACAGTCCTGTGCGCCTTTACCCACTTATTCATTTTCACGACCGGTCGGAGTTATGGCCGTGTGTAGGAGTTAGAAACTTATGGCTCAGCCCACAATGAGTGACTTGCACGTCAACGCTCTCCTGACAGACATGAGCGCCATGTACGCGCAAGAAGCCGACGTTTTTATTGCGCGGGACGTGTTTCCCATCGTGCCGGTAACCAAGGTCTCTGACCGGTACACCGTCTACTCGCGCGCCGACTTTAACCGCAACCAGATGCAGAAGCGCGCGCCCGGCACCACGGTGAAGAACATCGGCTACCGCGTCGACACCCAGCCGACGTACCTTTGCGATGTCTGGGCCCTGGGCAAAACCATCGACGATCAGGTACGCGGCAACGCCGACAGCATCTTTAACCTCGACCTGGAAGCCACCCGGCTGCTCACCACGCAATCGTTGATCAACCGCGAGTATGCGTGGATGTCGACCTTCTTCACGACCGGCGTGTGGAGTAACATGTGGACCGGTGCCGCGGCGGCGATCCCTCCCTATCCCACCGTGCCAGCCACATCACCCGCCAGCAGCTACACCTTCATGAAGTGGTCGAACCCGGCCTCCACGCCGATCCAGGACATCCGCATGCTGAAGCAAATCGTGCAGCTCACGAGCGGCGGCTTCCGGCCCAATCGCATGGTGATCGGTCGGCCAGTCTTCGATGTCCTATTGGATCATGCCGAGTTTGTCGACCGCGTGAAGTATGGCCAGACTGCGCCGAAGCCTGCCCAGGTCGTCCTCGATACGTTAGCGGCGATCTTCGAGATGGACCGCGTGCATGTCAGCGATGCCGTGTATAACACCGCTGCCGAAGCGGCTGGTGTGGACAGCGGCGCGACCTACGTGCCGCCGACGTATAACGCCGGTATTAACGCGGGTGAGTCGAATTCGTTCCTGGCCGGCCCCAACGTGTGGATCGGCTACACGCCGAGCGCGCCCGGCATCATGACGCCCGCGTCCGGCTATACGTTCGCGTGGACCGGCTATTTCGGAGCCACCCAGGCCGGTGAGCGCCTCTCCAGCTATTACTTCCAGCCGGATCGCTCGACCCACGTCGAAATCGAGTCGGCCTACGTCCACAAGGTCATCAGCGCCGACATGGGCGGCTTCATGACCGCCTGCATCTAAGGAGCGCGCCAATGCCAGATCCACTCGGTGGAGCCGTGATCACTTCGGTCAGCCCCAGCAGCCTCATGCAGGGCGTCTCCCAGACCGTAACGATCAACGGCTACAAGACGAACTTCAGTTCCGCGTCCGTCGTGACCTGCAGCAACGACGGCGTCACCGTCAGCGACGTAGCGCTCACCAGCGCGACGGTCCTGACGGCCACGCTGACCATCGACCGTGCTGCGGCGTTGGGACCGTGCGATGTGACAGTGACCACTGGCGGTGAAGTGGCGACCGGCGCGGGCAAGTTGACCGTGCTGGTGATCGGGCCGACGGTCTTCATCAGCCCCGACAGCGCGATGCGAGGCACCGTCGATACAGTGCAGATTAACGGCAACGGCACGCATTTCGATGCCACGAGCGTCGTGTCGTTCTCTGGCGGCGGGATCACGCTTAGCGCCGTGACGGTACTCAGTTCGACGACTCTGCGCGCTAGCATGACCATCGATCCGTCAGCGGACTTGGGGCCGTGCGATGTGATAGTCACGACCGGCACCGAGGTGGCGACCGAAGGTGTATTCACGGTAATCGTGAACCCATCGTTGACCAAGATCACCGAGGTCAGCCCCAACACCGGCGTGCGCGGCGCAATCGATTTGACCGTCGACATCACCGGCCAAAACACGCATTTCGATGCCACATCGGTGGTATCGTTTGCGGGCGGCGGCATCACGATCAGCGCTTACAGTCTGGTCAGTCCGACGGCCATGCAGGCCACAATCAGCATCCTCGATTCGGCAGCATTGGGATCGTCCAGCGTGACCGTGACTACCGGCCACGAGGTCGCGACTGGCCCGAACATATTCACCGTGGAAGGAATCCAGGTGCCGGCGCTCATTTCCGTCCAGCCTTCGAGCGCAGCGCAAGGCGGCATTGTCCCGGTCGAGATCACCGGCCAGCAGACGCACTTCGATGACACATCTGTGCTCTCATTCTCTGGCGATGGAATCACTGTCAGCGATGTAGTGGCGACCAGCGCGACCAGCCTGACGGCCACTCTGACCGTCGATGATGTCGCGCCTTCGGGACCGTCTGATGTAACGGTCACCACCGGTGCCGAGATCGTGACCGGCACGGGTTTCTTTGCGGTGGTCGGGTCGACAGCGGAAGCCGAAGTCCTGCGCGAAGCCGTCAACACCTACCTGCGGCAGAACCACGTCACCGATCCGGCTGCGGTGGCCATCTGTGAGGAGTTCATCGCGAACGTGAACGAAGCGTTACGGGGCGTGGTCGCCGGCAAGGCTTCGGGCATTAAGGTCGGCGTGAGGCTCAAGCGATGATCCATGAACTCATTCCCTGGAACACGCTGACGCGCTTCGGCGTCCCGGCGCTCAAGGTGGCGCGCCGGCCGCTAGTGATCGGCGAAGTGGTCATCCCCGTCGGCGAGAAGTTCGATCCCGAGCTGTTCCCGCCGCACATTCGCCGCGAACGGCTGCGCCAGTTTTACGAGATGCGCCGGCTCGAGCTGGTGAATCCGCCCGTCGACTCCCGGCAGTATTTCCGCGAGCAGCTGGCGCGCGCCGAAGGCCAGGAAGTACCTATCACACCGATCCAGCCGGTGGCCTCGCGGATCGTGGCCGACGTGCCGGTCGTCGACCTGCCGATCATCGAGGTGCCGCTCGAAGAGAGCTCGCGTAGGCCTCCGGCCAAGCCGGCAAAAGGAGTCAGGTAAGTGGACTTCGATTCCCTGGTATCAACGATGGACGACACGCTGGTCTCGGTCTTTCAGAAGGTCGACCCGGTGGCCGGCGTTCTGCCGGTCACGCTACACCCGAGCGACAAGAGCGCAGACATCACCGTTCCCTGCATCGTGAAGAACCCGGTCATGGAGGAAGACTACACGCCGGGCTCGCAGACCGGCACCAGTATGTTGATCCTGTTCATCCCTGCGTCGGCGGGTGTGGTAGCGCTGCGCGGCGATACGGCGACCTACAACGGCGTCGACTACGACGTCCTGCAATCAGATGCCGACCGCTGCGGCGGCGTCCACATTCGCATGCGAGCGCGCACGCAGCCCTACGACCAGTGAGACCGGAATGCTCGACCCTGATGTGGTTCTCAGTTCGGTGGTGGCTTCCCTCCAGTCGATCCCAGATCTGGCGACGGAACTAGGTGCGCCTGCCATCCCTGTAACCGAGTCGATCACCGGCCACTTCTTCTTCAGCGGCGAAGACAACTCTTACATCCGCACGCTCGCGCAGATGCGCAGCCCGTCCATGCTGGTGGCCTACCTCGATTACATCAGCGGCAACTACGACGGCCAGACCGTGTGGAAGCACCGGCTGAACCTCTGCATCCGCTCGCGCAACAAGGCGTCCAGCGGCAACTCTGTCAGCGCGGCGCGCCTTTGGTGGATGGCGATGAACCTGCCGATCTCGGTGCCGGAGCTTGCGCCCAACATCCGGTACGTGGATCTGGCAAACCACAGCCTCTGGCTCTTCGACACCAATCTGAAGTACCAAACCGACGAGTTGGGCCAGGACTTCTTCATCGGCACGATGGTTTTCAACGAAATGGGCGATGCCGGGCCGGATGGCGTGAACTTCCTGTGCGTCGGGCCCGACACAATTCAGCACGCGCCGACGGTCGAAGGCTTCCGTCACGCGATCACACAGTGTTTATCCGCCGATGAACGGCGGCAGCTCCTCGAAGAAATTGAGATCGAAGAGGAAGAAGGAGTAAGCGATGGCGACACGCATTCAGAATAAAGTTCTAGGCCTGGGATTGGACGCGCAAGCGGACATTGTCACTCCCTCGACCACCTTCATCCGTTTCCGGCAACTCAACGCCGAGCTTGCGCCGTCGGGCTTTCTGACCGAGAACGACGCCGGCGAAATCGGCAAAGGCAACGAATTCATTTCGGTCGACGGCGTGTACCCGGTGAGCTTCAATCCCTTGGCGCGCGTCGATAAATATTCATCGGCGGAATTCATGACCTATGCGTTCGCCTATGCGCTCGGCGTGGCCACAGAAGCGACCGGCACGTACACCATCACGCCTATCGATCCCTGCGTCACCGGCCTGGAACTGCCCTACTTTACGGTGGTCGAGCAGCAGTGCGAATCGGGCGGCATGGCTCTCGATAATGCCTTCATCGGCTGCGCCTGCGAGGATGTCACCTACGATTTCAACTACGGGCCTGGGCGTCAGTCGGGTCGCGTGACGATGAACTGGGTAGGCTCCGGCAAGATGGCTACCCCGTCCGCCATCGTCGTCCCCGACGTCGTCCCCGAGCACTACATGCTGACCGGCTCGATGCAGTTGACCATCAATGGCGTCAACTACATCACCGCCAAGACCATTCTGTCGGGCCAGATTGCGTGGAAGAACAACCTTTTGGTCGGGCCCGGCTTCTTCCCTGGCTCCGGCATGCAGGATGGCGCGGCGATCCGCGGCCGCCTGGAGATCGGCGTGCGCGCCTCGACCTTCACTTTCACCGCGCGCTTGCTGAAGAATTCGACCGAGTATGCGCTGCTCCTCGCGGGGACGACCGGCACCGCGGCGCTGACGGTGTCTTTCGACGCCACGCACACCATGACCTTCACCTACCACTCGATTCAGTACGAGACGGTGGTGAACGGAGAGCAAGACGGCATCGTGAGCGTTACCGTCAACGTCGCCACCAAGGACGACCCCACCAACGGCGTACTCACGATCACTTCGAAGTGCGGCATCAGCGGCATTGCACAGCCCGCGGCCGGAGGCGTCGGCACCGGCGACACACGCGGAGGTGGAATTCTGCAACCTCCTGGTGGAATACATCCTGGTGGAATGCTGCCACCTCCTGGTGGACCGCTTGGGCCGCAACACAGGGCCGGACGTGGGGATTAATCGCAGAGGGGCAAAACATGTACGGCGAGCTGACACTCATCGAAACTACGCAGGGGAACTCGGTCCCTGGGATCCCTATCATCATCCCGAATCCCCACAAGATTGCTGTGCTGCGGCTCCCGACTTCCGAGGAGATCGCCGCCTATACGGCAACCCTTCGGCAGGTCATCCACTACATCGGCCGCCGGCAGAGCGAAGACCGGGATGTACCCAACACCGAAGGCGAGCGCAGACTTTTTGAAGCGATTCGTCTGGACAAGACCGGCGATGAGTTCGATGCGGCCGAGATCAGCCACGCTGTCGATCTGGTATTGCGCCAGAGCGTGATCAATTGCGAACGCGATGGCGATCTGTATACCGTCAAAGTCGGCACGATTTGGGGCGTCACTGCCCATACCTGCCGAATTCCCACCACTCTGGAGCTCCAGAACTATCGGGAGAATGTCGTCAAATCGCGCGACTTGCCCCATAGCACCCAGGAGAAGCGCTTCCCGCCGGAAGTGCCGGCGCGCTTCTACGATGCGATTATCATGGCCGTCGAGGGATACTCGCCGCAGTTCAACGTCCCGGTCGGCACGGTGAACGGCAGCCGGCACGTGATCGAAGGTGCCGAGCTGAAGGCATTTCTGGCGCAGATCCCGCCGCATCATAAACGCAGCGTGTCGGCCGAAGTCTCGAGTGCCCTCTATGACCTCGACCCAACAATCGACCCAAACGGATAGAGCCGGAGGAGTGGCCATTCCCGCTACCGCTCCGGCTGCTGGTCTACAGGCAGTTGCGGGGCGAAGAACTGTGTCGCGGGGGCGAAGAGTTGGGCGCGAGCGGCTGCCCGCTAGCCGACATGGTGCGCTGTGTGTGCGGGTATCGCTGGCGAGTCGACGACGTGAACGCGCCCGGCCCGTGTCCTTCCTGCGATCAGATTGCTTCGACGGCGGAACGCTGCGACAACTGCCCGGTGGTGGAGGTGGATCACTACCGTGCAAATACTTCAGCGGGGCACCTGCTCGACCGCGTGCTCGAGCACGAGTTCGACTGCAAGCATTACCACATCGATCCCCGTGGGGTCAGTGCGGAAATTCGCGAGGGGTTGAAGGTGCTCGAGACCGAACGAAGAAGCTGGGAAAGGGAGTCGCGGGAGAAGGCCGACCAGGAGCGCGAGGAGCAGCAGCGCATACGCGAGATGCAGCGGAGGAGCCGATGAGGCTAATGCGCGTTGCAGTCCCGCAGCTCGGCCAGTTGGTTCGGCGTCATGTCGGCGATCTTCGTGTTTCGCAGAGCGTTGCAGACTGCCTCGTGCATGCGGAGCGCGTCCTCGCGTGCTTCCTTCGCTTGTTCATCGGCCCGAACCTGTGGATCGATCTTGTCGCTGTTCACTTTGTTGATCGTCATCAAAATGGCGATGAGGGCAATCGAAACGGTGATCAATATGAGGCTTGTTTTCTTCATGGCGGTTGGGACCGAGGTACATCCCACGGTATCAGCCTGTGGAAAACCCGGTCAATGATATCTGGGATAAACGGCTTCTGCCGGGAGGTAGGTTAAATGGCACTCTTCGAGACCAGAATCCAGGAGGTAAAGATCAGCTTTTCGCCGTTTTCTGCCGAGGAAATGCAGAAGATCGGCCAGATCGTGCTCGATCACATCGTGGCGCGTATTCAGTCGGTCCAGGACGTGAACGATTCGCGCGCCAAGCCGCTGAAAGAGACCTACGCCGAGGAGAAGCGCAAAGGCCGCTATGTGGCCCTGGGCGGCCCCAAGAAATTCTCCGGTCTGCCCTTCCGCGACTGGACCCTGCGCGGCCGCACGCTTTCATCCTGCAAAGTAAAGTTCGCCAGCCAGGAGCGCGCGACCATCGGCCCCACGTCGCAAGAGACCGGCATGATCATGACGGTGCGAAACCGCGTCGACAAGATGTGGGGCATATCGCCATCGGACGGTGAAGCGCTGCAGGCGGCCGTCCTGGCCACGCTGCGTCAGGCTCCGCCCGTGCGCGTGCAGCTGATGGGTACGAGGGGCAAGGCTGCTGCCTGAGATAACACTATGGGTTCTTTTCCTGTAGACATCGATCTCCGCTTCAATTCCGCGTCCGCGCAAAAGGCCTATGCCGAGTTCACGGCGAAGGCCAAGGCGATGATGAAAGAAGTGGAAGCCGGTGTGGCTGGTGCCTCCCAGAGAATGGAGAAGCTCCAGCAGGACTTCGCGCGGCAGATGATCAGCACCAGTACCCGCGCGGGCCGGCAGGTGGAAAGCTCGATCCGATCCCTGGAGCGGCAGGCCGAGATGGCGGGGAAGACCTACAGCCAGCAGCTGTTGGTCCGCCAGGAGAAATGGATCAAGTCGCTCGGCGAGGACGAAGCCGCCGTTAAGCGGGTGACGGCAGCATTCCAGAAATTAATCCAGGTCGAGCAGGAAGCGGAACGAAAACGGCAGGCCGGCCCCGGCACCGGCAGCCTCCTTTTCCGCGGGGCCCGCGACATCTTCGAAGGCCGCGTGACTTATGGCGTCATGGATCTCGGGAGAGCTGCGATTGGCGGAATGGGCGGCGGTGGTGGTGGAGCGGGTGGAGCAGCGGTCGAAGCCGGGATAACCCGCGGAGCCATAGCCGTCGGCGGAATGTCCGTCGCGTTGATCGGCATGGCTGCGGCGTCATATAAGGCTGCAGTGGCCATCGGAGAAGTCGGGGCCAGAATCCATGAGGCACAGGTTGTCACCGGTATGTCGGCCCGGCAAGTGCAGCAGTACGAGGGTGCCGAAAGGATGGCCGGCCACAGCGCCTCCGATCTCATTCGCTTGATGCGCGGCATCACCGAAGCCGCTACCGGCAACAGCGCCGCGGCGGACAAGGCCCGTGCCGGCCTTCGATCTCTGGGAGTCGACTACGTCGGTTTGCAAATGGGGGTGGTGGGTGCCGGCACAGTGCTCCAGCAGATGAGCGAAGGCCTCAAGAAAAATGGCAACGCTCTGGAGCAGAACGCAGAGCTGATGGCGGTCCTGAAGCGGGCGGCGTTCGAAGGCAAGGGGTCCATCCTCGAATTCCAAGAGGCTATGGAAAGGACTTCCAAAATCCACTTCCTGTCGGACGAACAAGCCAAGCAGGCGAAGGATATGAATGACGAGTTGGAACTGATGAAGACCAACATGACAGGCATTCTGGAGCAGGCCGAACTCTGGGCAGGAAGAGGGTTTTTCGCCGGCAAGACCGCAGCGGAAATGACGGGGATTGATTACGGCAGGTTGAAGAATTTCTTCTTCCCTGGCGCACCTCCGCCGCTGACGCTCCCCCACCCGGAAGGCGAATTCGGAAGCATCAGTTTGCATCGGCACGCGGGGTTGGAGCTGCAATACCAAGGGCTGATCGCCGGCCAGCCGGGTCTGGAAGCGGCCGAAGGAGAACTTGAAAAGCGCCGGCAGGCCTACGATGACGCCAAAAAGGACGCCCAGCTCTTCTACAAACAGCCAGCTCAATTCAAGTCCGAACTCGATTCGGCCAGGATTGCCTACGAGACTCAGAAACAGCGTGTGGACACCATGCGCAAAGCGCAGTCGGCTCGAGAATCCATCAGCCAGGGGCTCCTCGGCGCGCAGGAAGAGGCCGCCGAGCTGAAGGCGAACCAATACGAGACGCCTCATCAAGCCGAGCTGCGCAAATTTCAGCAGGAGATGGCGAAACAGAAGGGCATCTTATCGGAGCCCGAAATCAGAAGAGCCATCGCGGACAGAACGGCCACTCTGCAGCCGCTGATCAACAAGGAGCTTACCGACGCCGAAAATAAGCGCCAGCGGCAAATGGAGGAAGAGCGGCAGACGGCGGCGCGCGAGATGGCCCGTGTGGAAGCCGGCGGGGTGCAGGCGGTGAAGATCCGCGAGCTCGGCCAGGGCGGAGTGACGCGCGCGGACGTGGAAGGCGACATCACCAAGCAGTACGAGCAGCGCGTTAAGGCCGCGCAGACGCTGCACGACGAGGAGAAGAGGGCCATCGACGCCCGGCAATACGACGAAAAGAACAAGGACCAAATGGCGGAGAAGGCCCGCGCTGAGTATGCCAACGATGAGGCCCAGAAGCGCTCCGACCGCGCAGCTGCGATAGCGGCGGACAAGGAGAGGGCCGATCTCGCCGACAAGGAGCGCACTCTCGAGCGGGAGCATCGCGAGACGATGTCGAAGATCCAGCTCGCCGACCAGGAAGAGGGCATCAAACACGACGCCGATCTGGCGCGGCGGCGCGCCGAGTTGCGCTTCAAGGGCGATAGCCCGGCGGCCGGCATAGCGGAAGAATATCGCATTGCTACCGAGGAGGCCGCACAGCTTTACCAAATGGAGATGCAGCGCATCGCTATGACCGAAACGGGTAATAAGGCCGAAGAGGATCGCGCCATCGCTCTCCACAAGTTGCACCGCGAAGACGAGGCGGCGCGCGAGGACGCCGAAATTAAACTCGCGGAGATGCAGCAAAAACAGCTGGACACCCTGAAAGGCAAGATCGAGCCGCTCTACCAGACGCTGTTCACGAATCCTAAAAATTTCGGCAAGCAGTTGCGCTCGACGGTGACTGATGCCGCGCTGCACCCCATCGTCAGCGGCCTGAGCGAGATGACCGCGAAGGCGTTATATCCGACCATCTACGGCTCGACCGGCACGGGCGGAATCGCCGGCATGTTCGGTGGCATGTTCGGTGGCGGCCGTCTCAATGACGTCAAGCTGATCAACGGCGCGGTGCCGGTGCATGTGACCGGCGTCTCCGGCGGTGGCGGTGGCGGCATGATGCCAGCGGGCACGTCGATCTACTCCACTGGCGGCTACAGCGGCGGCGGTGGAACCTACATCGGCGGTGGCGGCATCCCCGGATTTACGCTTCCTGGTTTCGGCGGTGGTGGTTTCTCTGGCTTCCCGTCCCTGGGCCCCGGTGGAACTGCAGGCTTCGCCCCCGGAGGGCTCGGCTCGGGCTTCGGCGGTGGTGGTTTTCATATAGCGCCGATAGCAGGGCTGGCGCGCAGTTTGGCGACGGACTGGAAACAGATGCTGGGTTTTCCCGCGCCTACCGTTCGCACAGTGGGCGGTCTTCCGACCACCGACCGTTTCGATCCGGCTGAGATTTCTAAACTAACGTTGGGGCCGATGAGCGGTCTACGGAGATTCGCGGGCTCTCCGCTGGCGAAGGCCGGAGCGATGACCGCAGGATCGATGTTGGCGCAGGCCGGTCTCCTCGGACAGAATCGCGGCACCTTGGGCGGTGTCGCCGAGGGCATGTTCGGCGGGGCCGGTATCGGGTTTGCCATGGGCGGCCCGTTAGGTGCCGGGATCGGCGCGGCTGCCGGGCTTGGAATTGGGGTCGGCGAGATGATCGCGGGCGTGGAATCGCCACGCCACCAAGTGCAGCGGCTGGCGAAAAGCATCTACCACATCACCGTCTCTAACAGCGCTGCCGATCAGATCGTCGCCACTGCCAACCAATCGTACGCGGGGAACATCTCCATCGCGATGCGCGCGCCCGAGGTGCGCCACATGCTCGGGCTGTATGCGGCTGGAACGAGCCAGGGAGGCAGATTCAGCCAGGGAGTGGATGACCCGCACGGTGCTTCGCTGGTCGAGTCCGGCGGCAAAATGTACCAACAAGCCACGTACGAGTACGGGCAGGCCTTCACGCAGAGTTCGTCGTTACCTGTGTATGGCGGTGTGTCGTCGCAGGTAGTGGGGCCGCCGGGAGCGCCCGGCATCGGCATACCGTCGACCTATGCGCTCTCGTTGAACATCGGCGGCCAGGATGCTGCAAAATTTATGACCGGGCAAGTAGTGAGCCCCGACGTTGTGCAAACGCAGTACGCCGCGGCCATGAATAATTCCAGCGGTCGCGTGCCGCAGGCGTTAATGATGTCGGAGCCAGGGTCGATTGCAGGCTAACGAATGCCGTTGAACCTCATCCCCGCAGTGGTCGCGCCCGGCGCTGTGCTGCCGCAGTCGCTCTCGACTTCGTTTGTCGCAGGCCGCATTTTTCCGCTGCTCTCCAACATGTATAACGATGGCACTTTCGAGAGATCGTTGATCCAGGATGGCGTGAATCCGCCGCGCGCGCTGCGCACCTGGGCCCTGGCGAAACGCCTGACCACCGCACAGCTCACGGCGCTCGCCGATTTCTGGGATGCGCAGGATGGCGGCCTCTACCCGTTCTACTTCTACGATCCGTTCGACGTCCTGGCCGGCCACCAAATCGGCTCCAACTTCGATGCGACCGGCGACAACACGCAAGGTCGCGTGATCTGCTTCTTTCACGGCGACTGGGCGCAGCGCAGCGAGCTGGGACGTCATACCGGGCCGAACCTGACGCTGGTGGAGGTGGCGTAACATGGCCACGCTTCAAGGGCCTCCGCGAACGAGAGGCACGCCACGGGCACCCGATCAGATCGGTCGCATCTCGGTCCCGATGCCGGCGCAGTCGGGTGCCACGTTCCCGCTCGTCTCCGAGTACGGCTACGGCATGACGCAAGACTGGAAGGTGGTTGAGCACCGCTTCGGCGAGCTGGCCACCATGGGCATCCAGCGCTATGGCGTCGGCAGCGGCGCGCGCCGTTTCCAGTTTGTGAAAACGGTTCTGAACTATAGAGACCGCCAGGGCCTGATCGACTTCTACGACGAGATGCAGGGCTCATTTCAGTCCTTCACCTACCCGGTGCCCAACACCGACCGTTCAACGTTTACCAACTACGAGGTGGTCTTCGACACAGCTCCGTTGTCCATCACCGACCTCACCAACCACGCGCAGACCGGCCTGACCTTCACCGAGATCATCGACACCGCCAG